TGCTGATGGCGGTACATTAACGCTTGGCAACGATATTGCCAGTGCTGGCAGTTATGTCACACACTTAACGATCACGCCTAACAGCACAGTGGCAAGCAGCACAACGGCTGTTGCTGGCAACCTCACAATCGGCGGTGCTTTGACATTGGGATCAGGCGCGGTCATCAGCGAGGCAGAGCTAGAAACCATTGACGGTATAACACCCGGCACTGCCGCTGCCTCAAAAGCAATGGTGCTTGATGCCAGCCTGGATATATCTGGTGGCCGCAACCTTACGATTTCTGGCGAGTTGGACGCAGCAACGCTGGATATTAGCGGCGATGCAGACATTGATGGCACTCTAGAAGCTGATGCTATCACGATAGGTAGCACATCAATTAACAGCATTTTTCAGCCGTTAGACGCACAGCTAACAGACGTTGCTGGGCTTGCTGTAACTGACAGCGGCTTTATTGTTGGCAATGGCTCAAATTTTGTGCTTGAGACAGGCGCAACGGTTAGAACAAGCCTAGGCCTTGGCACAGCGGCGGTAGCGGCAACAGGCATATCGAACGGCAACGTGGCGGTGTTTACCAGCGGTGCTGCTGATAATGATTTTCTAAAAATTGACGGTACTTCTATTGAAGGCAGAAGTTCATCAGAAGTTTTAAGCGACATAGGCGCACAAGCATCTTTGACATTTGGAATTGCCAATACAAACATCCCAATTTTTACAAGCGGTGTAGCTGATGATGATTTTCTGCGCGTGGATGGCACTTCTATTGAAGGGCGGTCATCGTCTGAATTGTTATCAGATATTGGCGCTGCCACGGTTGATGACGCAACTGCATTAGCGCTAGCGCTAGGCTAAAGGAGAAATAAATGGCTAACACTTTTAAAGTGGTGTCGCATGATGTGATGCCAGCATCATCAGGTACGCCAGAAGCGTTATACACAACGCCTGGATCAACAACCACGGTTGTGATTGGCCTGACGGTTGCAAACATACACACAGCCCAAGTTACAGCATCTGTAAAGCTGGTTTCAGATACGTCTGGCGGTGGCCGTGCGGCAACAAACACAACCACGTTTCTTGCAAAAGATATACCAATACCAGTCGGCTCATCCGTTGCGCCTTTGGTTGGAAAAGTAGTTCTGGAAACAACTGACGTAATTCAAATTGATTGTTCAGTAGCTGATAAAGTTAGCGTGACCATGAGCATTATGGAGATAACCTAATGACAACGACAACGCCATTTATAGGCAAGTCTGGGGATCAGTCCGAGTATGCGGCTGTAATCCGTCAAAATGAACAGTCTGTGGTGTCATCATTGCAAATTGATGCAACCAACAACGCTATGTCTGCGGGGCCTATATCTGTAGCTTCTGGGGTCACTGTCACGATTGCTGACGGTGGTACGTGGGTGATCGTATGAGTACATTACGAGCAGATACCATTCAGAGTACAGGCGGCGGTGCGGCTACACTGACGAAGCAACAGGCGGCTAAACATTTTGTCTGGTTTGATGGCAATACATCAAATGCAATCGAAAATAGTTTTAACAATTCAAGTGTTACGGATTCTGGAACTGGTGATTATAGACCCGTCTTAACAAGTGCAATGTCTAGCACGTTTAGCGTTCTAACAGCTATGTCTTACCGCACATCAAGATACACTTGCACAGGGTCTGGCGTAAGTATGTCATCAACGACTGTTTACGAACTTGATTGCACAAATTCAAGTGCTTCTTTTGCTGATACAGAAGTAGGTGCTACATTAGACGGAGACCTAGCATGAGTGAAGTAAAGACAAACAAACTCACTGGCACAAGCACCGCTGGGTCTATTCTTGTAACAGGCGAAGGTAATAGCACGACTACAAATCTGCAACAGGGATTGGCGAAGGTGTGGGCAAAATGTTCAGCAGACGGAACATCAATTACCGACAGTTTTAATATTACAAGTCTTTCTGACGATGGAACTGCCTTGCAAACATTGACTATTGCTAATGATATGGCAAATGCAAATTACTCTAGTTTAGCCACTTCTATAGATTCAACTTGTATTCTTATTGCAGACAGCCATGCAACAGGAACATATAGACTTGTGTCCCGAAACAACGCAGGAACATTAACAGACTCTATTACACATTCTGCATTATTAGGAGACCTCGCATAATGGCACTAGGAAAAATCAAAGCAGATACCCTAGAACACAGCACCGCTGGGTCACTTGATACAAAGTTTGTGGTGAATGGTAGTGCGAAGGTTTGGTCACGTTGGCAAGGCACAGATACTTTTGGTATTAATGACAGCTTAAATGTAACATCAGGAACAGATAATGGTACTGGTGATTATACGATGACATTTAGTAGTGCTATGGGAAATGCTAATTATTCTTTTACAACTAATACTATGAATAATACAAGTACAAATAAAGGTTTTATTACTGGCTTAGATTCTGGGTCAACGCCACAAACAGGCAGTTTTGATACGACTATTCATCAAAACGAAACAGGTTTAGCAGATAGAGGATATGTTTCCTTACAAATTATGGGAGACCTAGCATAATGCAGACACCACAGTTTCAAGGCACACACCTATTTGACCGACTATGCTGGGCAAAGGAAAACCTAGAAGGTTATCAGTCTGACTATCGTGTAGTCTATGAGGACAATGTGGATGAGTGCGCTAAGATACTGGTTCCTGACCCTAACTGGATGGCGTGTGCGCTACAGGGTGGTATCCTGCCTCCTGTTGAAGTGTACTGGGAGTTGGCAAAGGATGAGGCAAAGCCTGACTTTGTGAAGCACACCAGAGGGCATTTACTGCACAACACCAAGCCCATTGATGCCATGACCGAAGAACAGGCGATTGAATACTTAATTATGAAAGACTGCCCTGCATCTGTATGGCAGAACTGGAATCAAGGCAATAAACCAAAGATGGTTATCTGCTTTAAAGAACAGCTTCCAGCTACAAGAGAGTGGCGCAATGCTTGGAAGATTTCAGAAGATTTAGCCACAGATCATAACATCGCCGCATAGGAGAACCCGACATGGCAAATACCTACATCGTTGATAAGGACGGTAATCAAATTGATGCGTCCACTGCAACAGTTCCATCAGACCGCCATTTTCGTGGCGCATGGTCACTTTCTGGCACTGTCATTTCCGAAGATATGGACGCGGCAAAAGTTATCTTTAAAGATAAGATTCGTGAAGTACGTGCGCCTTTGCTTGATGCAGAGGACGTAGTGTATATGAAAGCACTTGAAGCTGATGACGCATCTGCAAAGACTGCATCTGTAACAAAGAAAACTGCTCTACGTGATGCACCAGCGGCTTCTGCCATAGGTAGCGCAGACACTATTACAAAACTGAAAGCAGCTTGGGATACAAGCGTTCTTGGCGATAGTCCTTACGCATAATGAGCAAACCGACAGCCGCATCTGTACAGGCACAGATAGATACACATGAAGCAGTGTGCGCTGAACGCTGGAAAGAAACCATCCTGCGTATTAAGCGTATTGAACACATTATGATTGGAACTGCGGGAACTACGATTGTTCTGCTTTTAACTTTAGTTACTGCAAAATAATGCTGGCAGAACTTGCAGCGGCCAATGCAGCTTTTGCTGTTATAAAACAGTGCGTTAGCAACGGACGCGACTTAGCAAGTGCTGGCAAAGCCATTGGCGATTTCGTATTTGCCAAAGAAGAACTAACACGCAGGGCTAAGAACAGAAAAAAGCCAGGCCAAGCTAATTCCGATTTAGAAGAATTTATGGCATTAGAAAAAATAAACGAACAGGAACAGCATTTAAAAGAAGTTATGATTTGGGCTGGCCGTCCGGGCATGTGGGACGATTGGGTCAGGTTCCAAGCAGAAGCCAGAAAATCACGGCGGGTGCAGGAGCAACTTGCCAAGAAAAAGCGCGAAGAAATCATTTTTACAATTGGCATCATTGCACTTATTGCAGCAAGTATTGGCGGCATTTCAGCTTTGGTTTGGTGGGCGCTGTTTCTTAAAGGTTAGCAAGTGGTTGCAGATGTTTTTTTATTGCTTGTTTATTTGGGAACTGGTGACGCAAGACGCTTAGAGTCTGGTGAAATGTATTGGTCAAATTTAAAAACATGCAACTGGTACGCATCAGAAATAACAAAGCGTTACGGCAACTACGAATATTCTGGATTTATTGACCCACGCGATAGGGTCACGGCTTACTGCCTACCGAGGCGAGTAAACACTGACGATGTGAGGATTTATGATGATTAAAATGTCATACGTTCTTGCATACATATTAGCCAGCCAAGCCATAGCAGCAGAACCAAAGATGACAACTTGTCGCTTGGCGGCTATGGAAAAATTAAGCACAAAAGAGGTTTTATGCTTCTATATCGGAGCGCAAAATACGGAAGAAAGCCACGTTAGTGGGTTAACCGTAGGCTGTATGCCTCAGTATCAATGCGAATATAATCCTAAACCGCCAGGCATGAGCCTTAAAGACACATTAAATTCAATAAAAGAGGCGATGCAGTGAACCGCCTGATTTTCGGTGCTGACGATTACTTAAAAGGCTGGGCAGCTAAAATTATTGGAATAGATGGGTTTGGCCCATCTACAGCAATCGGCGTTGAGCGCGATGGCAAGATCATCTGCGCTGCTGTTTATCACGATTTTAGAGATGGGCAGATCGAGGCGTCAATAGCTGCATCCTCCCGGCGCTGGGCAAATCGGTCTGTCCTGCACGCGCTGTTTGCCTATCCGTTCAATCAGGTAGGCGCACACAGGCTGCTAGTGACATGCAATGAGGCTAACGAAAAAGCTATGAAGATGAATAGCCAGCTTGGGTTTATTCAAGAGGGCAGACTGCGCCAAATGTATGCGCCGCATGATGCGGTCATTTGGGGAATGTTAAAGGATGAATGTAAATGGATAAAGGGTCAAAATAATGGGCAAATCCTCACCGTCAGCGCCACCAGCGCCTGATCCCAATGAACTTATAAACGCGCAATCTAACGCTAATCGGATCACTCAATACACGCCTTATGGCAATTTGCTATTCGGATCAGTAGGTGACCAAGGTCAGTTTGTGCAAGGTCAAGTTCCCGATGACGGACAAGCTGCTGCGTTTACGCAAGAGACACCGTTTCAGGCACAGATGCGTGCAGCTTCCGAAGGCACTGGTTTAGGCCTTGGCAACGTAGCGTTTGACCGTATTTCTGGCCGTACAGTCACAGGCCAAAACCCTGATGGTTCGCCAATCTATGAAGCTGACCCTGACTTTCAGAACCCTTTCAGAACAGCGCCTACGTTGTCAGGCGTATCGGCATCACAAAACATTGACCCGACAACTGGCCTGCCTGCCTTCCAAAGCAGCATTACTAGCCCGACAGCAATGCCGACAGGCCTTGATACTAGCGGCCTCACAGCCCTACAAAGTGACCCAGAGGCGTTTAGAAGCAACATAGAACAGACGCTGTATAACCGTCAGCTAGGACTGTTACAGCCAGAATTTACACGCCAGCGGGAAGATTTAGAACAGAACC